AGGGCACAAAAAAGATGTTGACGCCACGGTGCGGCATTTCGTAGCGGGAGGGTGACTGCTAAGCCGCCACGGTGAGGCACCCGCGATTTGATCTGGGCGCCAAGCCAGGGTCAGAGCGCATAGACGAGTAACTGTCTATGGCGACTCTTTCACTTGCGCCGTTCGGCCTACGCGCATCGCGGCTTAAAAGCGGCGCCGCCGCAAATTATGAGGGCGAGAAATACCTAATCGGCAAAGGCTACACGTCGGCCATCGCCAAAGGCGATTTGGTCTATACGCTGCCGTCCGGCCCCTATCAGGGCTACATCGCGCCCTACCCCGAGGGTGGCACCCACATACTTGGCGTTTTCCTGGGCGTTGGCCCTTATTATGACACAGTAGCTGGGCCGCAGCCGGGCAAGCAGTTTTGGTCCGGCACTGAAAGCCCAAGCAGCGACGTGGTCGCCTACGTCATTGACGATCCGACTTGCGTGTTCGTTGCGCAGGTCAGCGGCGGCCCAGCCACTTACGCCGACCGTGGCAAGAACATCGACTTCGGTGGCGGCGGCGCCCCCAACGCGTCGGGCCTGAGCGTCGGCTACTTGGATTACACCACGGTCAACACCCTGGCCTCGGCCGGCGCGTTGCGCATCATCGGGTTTAGCCCCACCATGGTTGGCGGCTCGGTGACATTCGATCCGACGCTGGCGAGCAGTTACGGGACAACCACCAACCAGCCGACGAACAACTGGTTGGAGGTCATTTTCAACCCGTCCTTCTTTGAACACTATATTGGCACGGGGTACTAAGCCATGGCACTTACCACAGGCCAAATCGCCCCGCTTTTGGTTCCCGGTCTTCGCGATATTAAAGCCAAATACAAGACGCGCGATGCGCAATACAAGCGCATATTCAGCGTCGGCAAGTCTTCGCTGGCGACTGAAAAGACGGTGCACACGCGGTTGCTCGGCCTGCCGAGTCTGAAAGATCAAGGCAAAGGCGTTACGTTCGACAACGAGGCGGGCTATCGCTTCACCTACAACCATGTGCACCAGACGATTGCCCAGGGCTACTCGATCACCGAGGAAGCCATGGACGACAATCTCTACAAAGCGCAGTTCGACCCGTCGAACCTGGAAATGGTCGATGGCTTTTTGCAGTTCCGCGAAATTCTGGCCGCTAACGTCTTCAATAACGGCAACATCTATAACCCGGCCATCGGCGGCGATGGCGTCCCGTTGTTCAGCACCGCGCACCCGGTTGATGGCAACACCATCGCCAACACAACCACAGTGCCGCTGGGCCTAAACGAAGCTGCCTACGACATGGCGAGCAACCAAATTCGCGGCTTCCGCAACTATGCGAACCTGCTGATTTCGGCCCGCGCCCGAAAGCTGCTGGTGCCGGTGGCGCTGCGCCGCGTGGCGATGCGCTTGCAAAAGACCGACAAGCGGCCAGGCACCGCCGACAACGACATCAACGCGATGCACGAGGGCGGTGATTTTGACGAACCCTACGAGGTCAACGATTACCTTACCTCACCGTATGCGTGGGGCGTTCTGAGCGACAAGCCGGGCTTAATTTGCTTGGAACGCAAGCAATTTGAAATTTCCATGCAGGTCGATTTTGTCACCAACAACCTGCTGGTGAAAGGCGTCGAGCGTTACTACATCGGGTACGACGACTGGCGCTGCGCCTGGTTCACGTTCCCGCTGAGCTAATCGACCGGAAGGGAGCTCCCCGTGGGCAGCAGTGCATTTACCGGCCCGGTCATTGTAACGGGTTCCATGGACTACCTTGGCACCGCCGCTGGCGGTGCCAACTTTCCTGTGCCCGACTATAACCCGGACGCCGCGCCTTCTTCCTTTTTTCAAGGCGTTGTAATTCCGGACGTGCGGTTCGTGCTGGCAAAGTCGAAGCTCAACGGCTTTGCCGGCGTGCAGCCGAATTTCCTTCAAAGCGCCGGCATCGAGACCGTCGATGCAATTCCCTCCGCATTCGGCACGGCCAAGATTGCTGCCTTGGCGCACACCGTCAACGGCACCGCCATGACTTTGGTGACGACGCAAGCGGCCGGTATTTCGGTCAACGTGCCCATCGTGCCGTTCAACAGCTCGATCAATGGCGTAACCCCCGTGGTGGCGCCAATCGTGCTGGATTACGGCTTTGCGTTCTGCGCAACCGTGGCGGGCAGCAAAACGCTTTATGTGTCGGACAGCACGCAGTTTTCAGTCGGCATGCCGCTCGTGCTGCCGTGCGCCAAGACCTCCACCACGGCGCTGCTGACCTGGGTGACGGGCATTGTCAGTGCGACGCAGATTACTGTGAACGACGCGCCGGGCGTCAGCGTCAGCGGTACCATTCCAATTGGTTCCGGCAATAACTGGCCGGGTGCGCCGCTGCAAACGCCGTCGCAGGCTTACCCGACCGGGCACTATCCGTATCTGGCGGCCGGCCCGTTGTTAATTCTGGACCCAGCGCAAAGCATTGTGCGCGGGGTGTCGATCACCACGGGCACCGGCGGCACGGGTGGCAACATCGTTGTGTCGGGCTGGGACATTTATTGGCAGCCGATGAATGAAACCATCGCCGCCAGCGCAACCGCCTCGACAACCGTGTACGGCAAGAAAGCGTTCAAGGCCCTCAAGAGCGTGACGCCGGCCTTTACCGATGCCACCGGCACCTATTCGGTCGGCACGTCCGACGTGTTCGGCTTCAACCTGCGCGCCCGCAATTGGGAACGCACCAGCGGCGCTTGGGCAGCCGGCTTCCTTACCGGCAGCAGCGGCTTTACCGCTTACACCACGGCGGCCCTGGGCGATGTGCGCGGCACGCTGCAAGTCAGTTCGCAGGGCGGTGGCACGGGTTACGGGACGACCAACTCCAACGGCGCACTGTCCGGCGGCGGCGCCACGACGGCTGCGACGATGGGCGGCAACCGCCTTGTGATGTATCAAAACTTCTCCGTGGCCGACACGATCGCAGCGACGCCATTGTCGTACGCGTCCGCGTTCGGCGCCACGCAGACCTGATAGGCGCGCGGGGTGGGCAACCCCTATAAAGTCACGATCGCGCTTCCCGCCGCAGTGGCGAATGGGATTTCCACGTCTCAATCGTTGGGGGCGGCCGGCAATCTGACAATCAACGGTTCGCTGGCATCCGGCGGCGTAGCGAACTTGACCAGCGCAAATTGTTTGGCACGGCGCGTTAGCATTGCGTCGGCCGGCAATGATTCTGGCATTACCTGGACAATCACAGGTACCGACCGGTCAGGAAATGTGCAGGGAGAGACGATCACAGGCGGCAATGCCGCGGCGGTTTCGACCGTCAAAGATTACGCGACGGTCACAACGATTCGCGGATCGGGCGCCTCCGCCAGCACCGTGACGGCCGGGACCAACACAAGCGCGAGCACCGAGTGGCGCGTGCAGGATATGTTCTGCGGCGTATTCAATGTTGGCGTGGTGACTGCGGTTTCCGGCACGGTCAACTACAACGTTGAGTATACCTACGACGATCCGAATGCGGCGTTGTTTGGCAGCATCGCGCCGAACAGCAATCAACCGCCTGTCGCCATCGCGAACCCATCGTTTAGCGGCGTTACCACGGGCGGCCAGGGCGCGTTTACCACACCGGTTTTCGCTGTGCGGGCAACCGTCAACAGCGGCACAGGAACCCTCACGATGCAGTTGATAACTGCGGGTCTAAACTCGTAAGGGGAAACGGCACGCCGCCTGGCCGAGACAGGCGCTCAGTAGTAGGAGGCCGAAATGGCAAAAGAGCATCACGAGGAAGGCCACCGCGACGAGCGCAAGCACGGCGGCCGGACGATGAAGAAAAAGGACCACAAGAAGCACGGCGGTAAAGTTGAGGGGAAGAAGCCCGAGCACCGCGCCGACAAGCGCGCACGCGGTGGCCGCATGACGCCTGCCAGCCCGCTTAGCGGCGCTGGCGAGACGCATGGCGGCAACGAACCCGAAAAAGACGACCGAAGAAGCGGGGGGCGGCTGTCTGCTGCAAGCAGAAACGCGCTTCCCGCTTCGGATTTCGCGTTGCCGGGCCGGCGATACCCTTTGCCCGATGCCAGCCACGGCCGAAATGCTTTGGCTCGCGTGGCACAAAATGGAACGGCCGCCGAAAAAGCAAAAGTTCGTGCGGCCGTCCATCGTAAGTTTCCAGGCATCAAAAAGGGCTGACGCGCCCAAGGAGCGGGCAAGGTGACGGCGCTCTCGACCAGTGGAACTTACAATTTCGGCCTATCTCAAGCCGATGTGTTCATGGAAACGATGGACCGCATCGAAGTCCGCGGTCCCGCGATCACGTCTGAGCACGCCGACTCCTTTCGTCGTTCCCTCAATCTCGAATTGCAGACCTGGGCCAATCGCGGCGTGCTGCTGTGGGCCGTGGTGCAAGGTACGGCGCTGGCGCTGGTGCAAGGCACTGCGACCTACAGCTTGCCCACAAATTGCGTGCAGATGCTGGACACCTATTATTCGATTTCAAACGGCGACGGCACCTATACCGACCGGCTCATCCTGCCGATGACGCGCACCGAATACGCGGAAATTCCCACAAAATTGTTGCAGGCTCCGCCAACCCGCTATTGGATGCAGCGCGATTATGCACCGCAAGTGACGACCTGGCCGGTTTATGACGGGTCGAGTTTCCCGGCGCTGATTAACTATTTCTATTTGCGCCAGTTGCAGGACGCCAATGTCCTCGGGTCAGAGGCCCCGGACGTGGTAAACCGGTTTTTGGATGCGTTGTGTGCCGGCGTCGCGAAGCGCATGGCGGTCAAATGGAAAGCCGACAAATACCAATTGCTGACCTTGGAAGCGCAAGCGGCTTGGAACGAAGCCCGCAAAGAAGACCGCGAGCAAGGGCCGCTTACGATTCGGCCTGACCTGTCCTGCTATCGGTGGGGGCGCTGATGCCGCTCGGCAATCCGCAAGGCTACGCCCGCACCAGCCGCCGCGCACCGCGCGCGTTTGCCATTTGCGATACCTGCGGTCTGCAATACAACCACGACGACCTGGTGCCGCAAATGGAATATCAGGGCAACGACCTGCGGCCGACCGGGTTTTTGGTGTGCCGGCGCACATGCAATGACCGGCCGCAACCGCAGTTGACCACGCCGATCTTACCGCGTGATCCGCAGCCGATCGACCAGCCGCGCGTCGAACAATTCGTTGATACGCAGACCGAATTGTCGTCAACGTCTTACCCCTCGTCGTCGCCCATCCCATCGTCGGGCTATCCGCCGTGACGATGCTTTATGCCGGGTGGGTCAACGCTGTGGCGGCGTACCTGCCGGAAACCGTCGTCAGCACCACGAGCGAGCAGCCTTTCCAGTCCGGCAGCCGCTACAACCAAGTGGTGGACCGGGCGATCGAATACGCCGAACTGCGCATGTATCGCGACGCGGACCTCGATTTGTTGTCGGCGCGCGCATCCCTGACCACGACGGCCACGGCCGGCACCCGCGGCATTGCGTTGCCGGCCGGCATGGTGGTGGCCGAGGAAGCAAACGTCATCACGCCGGCTGGCGACGTGCCGGGCGCGGCCGGATCAAGCCGCAACCAACTTGTGCCGGTGTCGATGCAGTTTATGAACCGCGTGTGGCCTTCGGTCACTTACCAAGCGCAGCCGCAGCATATTGCGCGCATCGACGACGACAACATGGTGCTCGGGCCGGTGCCGGATCAAGGCTACGTGGTGGAGTTTTATGGCACGATCCGGCCCACGCAATTGTCGGCCGCCAACACCGCGACGATCCTGACACAGAATTTCCCGGACCTGTTTTTGGCCGCTTCGATGATTTGGTGGTCGATGTTTCAAAAAAACCTAGGCGCGGTGCAATCGGTGGGTCCGCTCGAAGGCGTGACCTGGGAAGAGCAATACCAGTCGCTCAAGAAAGGCGCGGCCGTCGAGGAGGCGCGCAAAAAGTTCCAAAGCGCCGGCTGGACCGCGACGACGCCGACGACCGTTGCCACGCCGCCGCGACAGTAACGCGCCGTGCCCGTCACCATCACCACCAAGCTTAAACTGCTGCCAGGCGTGGATTTGCAAAGCACACCGACGCTGAACCAGACGCAGTGGGCGCAGACGCAGTTGGTGCGGTTCTACAAAGGTCTTATCCAAAAACTTGGCGGGTGGGCGGTACTCAATTCCGGCGCGGCGCTGATTGGCACATGCCGCGCGCTGGTCTCGTGGGCCGACTTGTTGGGCAACATCTATGTCGCGGCCGGCACGGAGCAGCGGTTGCAGATCGCGATCGGGGCCACCGCGTTGACGGACATTACGCCGGTTCAGGCAACCAGCAATATCGCGGTCTCCTTTTCAACGAACACAGGGTTTCAAAAAGTCGTCATCGCCGATACGTACGTGCCGGCGGTTGGTGACTGGATTAACCTTATTACCCAAGTTTCGGTCGGCGGCCTGGTGCTGTCCGGCTTCTATCAAGTCGCCATTGTCGGGTCCGGCAATTACACAATCCTGGCCGGGCCGCCGGCGACCAGTACCGTCACGAACGGCGGCGCGGTGCCCACCTTTGCCACCACGGGGGTCGGCTCGCCCACGGTGCAGGTGGTGCTGGCGAACCATGGGCTTACGGCAACTACGAGCAGCTTCAATGTCCCAATTTCCGTCACAGTTGGAGGCGTGACGCTGCTTGGGCCATACGTGGTCCAAAGCGTGGTGAGCTCGAGTACGTTCACCATCAACGCGGCCATATCGGCAACCAGCGTGGCCGGGCCGGTAGGGTTGAACGGGGGCAACGCGCAAATTGAATATCTGCTGCCCACCGGCGAAACGACAAACACTGCGGTCGGTGGCTACGGTATCGGCCTGTATGGCGTTGGCCTGTATGGCGTGACCAGCACCGCCACCATCGTTGTCCCGATGCGAATTTGGTCGCTGGACCATTACGGCCAAGACCTAATCGCCGCGCCGAATGGGGGCACGATCTATTATTGGACGCCGGGCCAAACCGGGCCGGCCAGCGTCGTCACGTCCACGCCGCCACTCTATGTGAACTGGATATTGTCTGTGCCGCAGGTGCAGATGGTTATGGCGCTCGGGGCGGAAAGTGGTGGCACGCAATACCCGCTGCTGCTGCGTTGGTGCGACGTAGGGGGCCTGTTTGAGACAAACGGCTGGGTGCCGACCGCCACCAACCAAGCGGGAAGTTTCCAATTAAACAGCGGCTCGAAGCTGGTGTTCGGCGCCGCAAATGGTTTGACGATTTACGTGTGGACTGACCTTGGCGTGTGGTCAGCGACCTACCAAGGTTTGCCGTTCGTTTTTTCGGTGCAGGAAATTGCCAGAGAGTGCGGCGCCATCTCCTCGCGCGCGGTGGCCGTCACATCGCAAGGTGCCATCTGGCTTTCGCGACAGGGCTTCTACCAATTGACCGGCGGCAACGTGTCGCCGATCGAATGCCCGGTGTGGGACTGGTACTACAACCACGTCGATACAACACAGTTGGACGCGATTTTTACCGGGCTCAACTCGGCGTTCCATGAAGTTTTTTGGTTTTTCCCGGTTACCGGGGGTAACATCTTTTATGTTAAATGGAATTGGGCAGAGAATGTTTGGGACTATGGCATCCTGACGCGCTACGCCTGGATTGATGCGTCGCCATGGGCCTACCCGCTAGCGGTGGGCGCGGCGGGTTTGATTATGCAGCACGAGCTTGGCACCGATGCCAACGGGCAACCGATGGTCTCCTATGCGCAAACCGGGTTCTTCGACGTGCACGACGGCGAGGACTTTATTTTTGTTGACCAGTTAATTCCAGATTTCACGACGACGACCGGCGCGACAATGGAATTGACCTTGCTGGCGCAAAGTTATCCCGAGGGCGCCACGCGCACCGATGGACCGTACTCGGTGCAATTTGGCGGATCGGGCAATCTGCCGTCTAATTTCGTCACCACGAACACCCGAGGGCGGCAGATTGCCTTGCAAATCCAATCCATGGACGCGGGAAGTTCTTGGAGGCTCGGAGCACTTCGGTATAGGTGGAAATTGGACGGGAAAGTCTAACTGTAATGCACAATCAGCTAA